TCAAAGGCGGTGATTCTATGCTTGAATTTATTCTATCCTTTTTAGGCGCATTTTTAGGCGCAACTGTAGCCTTTTACCTGCTGCCGAGGGGTAAACCCTCAAAGGCGCAGCATAAGCCCTCTCCTGCGCCTATTAGCAGGCTTGTACGCAAGGCAAGGGCGAGGGACGAACCGAATAACCCGGCAAAGCAGTTTGCCGAGCGGAAAAGGGAATGGCTTTACGGCCCGAAGGACGGTGAAAGTTGATGGACAATACGAACAAGCGCAAAGACAAGGACGGCCCTTTGTCCTACCCTTCACAATCGGACACAGACAAGCACAAAGCCGAGAAGATTAGGCGGCGTTATCGTTCCGGTGTCAGCTATAAGCAGGGGCAGAGGCTTTATGACGAATGGGCGGAATATGAGCGTTTCTGGAACGCCGACCATTGGCCGGAAGCTACGCTCGATACAGAGGATTTCCCCCGCCCGGTTGTCAATCATTTCGCTTCTATTATTGAGCAGAAGGTAGCTGGCTTAACCTACGAACTGCCGAAGATATATTTTGAACCGGTGGAGGGCGACCCGGACATTGAAAAAGGCGGCATAGAATCCGCAGACCTGCAGGCGGCGGAGATTCTTTCCATTGTTGCCGAGGTGCAGGCAGAAAAGCTGGACCTAGAGGACTTGCTGGATCAGGGCGTACGCAATGCGGCGACTTTGTGTAACGGGATTTGGTTCTTCCCCTGGGACAATACCATTATCGGCGGTGGGCCTAACTCCCGTTATGTGGGCGATATTGCAGGGTATGTCATTGACCCGGTGGACTTTTTCCCTGGTGACCCGACCAATCCCGACATACAGAGCCAGCCCTGGATTATCTTAGCGGAAAGGCGGCCACTGTCCGAGGTAAAGGACTTCTACCGTTCTTATGCGCCGGAGGTTGTTGACCTTCTCCAGCCGGAACAGCAGACCAGCGATACCCAGGTTTACGACCACCAGAAGGTTGAGCAGGACGAGACTTCTTATGTTAATGTGCTGCACCATTTTTGGAAAGAAACAAAGGAAGTTAAGAAGGTTATCAGCCTGGGCGTGGAGATAGAGGGCGAAGAAGGCGGGGCAGAGATAGAGGAAACGCAGGAGATTACTACTACCGAGACTACTCTGAACTATGAAGTAGAGTGCCAGAACTTCCTTTTGCGGGAAGAAAAGCGGTTTTACGAGCATGGGCTTTATCCTTTTGTCTCTTTCCCCTGGATGCCTAAGCGAAAGAGTTTTTGGGGCAAACCCGAGGCGAAGGATATTATTGCCGCACAGAAGGAGGCAAACCGGCTTTCCGGTATTTCCCTTCTTTCCGCTTACATGGCAGGGCTGCCGGACGAGGTTTACAAGCCCGAACACATAGACGAGAACGACCTGGAGGGCACGGTAGGCGGCAGGAGGATTAAGGACAATACTCCGGGGCAAGCCTGGGGCATAAAGTATCTCGACCCCCCGACACCTGCCGGGCATATCCCTCAGCTTAAAGAAAGCATTGAGGCGGGCATGAAGGAAACTTCCGGCGTGCATGAGGCATGGAGCGGGAAGGCTCCTTCTGCCGACTTGAACGCTTCGGCTATTATTGCCTTGCAGGAGGCAGCAGGAGTAAGGATCAGGGGTATCCAGCGCAGGCTGATTAAGGCAATTAAGGAAATGGGCGAGCTTTGGCTGGCGCACTGGAAGGAGTTCTATACCGAACCGAGGCTGTACCGCAAAGTAGGGCCGAATAACCAGGTTGGCTTTATCTGGTTTACGGCTACGGATTATAAGGATATGCAGTTTGATGTAAAGGTGCAGGCGGGCACAGCTTCGCCGTTCAGCAAGTCTTTGGCTATGGCGAACCTTGACAAGCTGCTGGAGATGCAGTTAATCACTCCTGACGAATATCTCGACATGATCCCGAACGACATTATGCCGCAAGCCAAGCGCATACTGGCAAAAAGGGAATCTGACCTGAAGGAAGGTCTGCCGATGATTGTCCAGACAGTTATTCAGACAGCGACAGAGGAGGTTATCAGGCAGGTTATGGCTTTGATTACACAGGCGCAGCCTCAGCCGCAGCAACCGGTGCAGCCTGAAGTTATGCCGCAGGCGGTAGGCCCGCAATATCCCCAATATTAAGGAGTATAAGTATGGTGGAGAAGGTTGGTTTAAGGTAATTACGGCAACAGAAGAAGAAGCAGAAAGCCCCTAGCCTCTCAAACCAGAGAGGCTTTTTGGTTTCCACATAAAACGGGCGTTAAATTATTAGCCGTCGCCGGGCTAAAACATTAAGGAGGATTTACCCATGTCAGAAGAGTTGCTTACGGGCGTTGAAATGCAAGACGATCCCGCCGCCGGGGATCAGCAGGAAGAAGAGGACATTTTCGGCTTAAGCGAGGACACGGGCGACGAAGAAACTCAGGAGGACGCCGCTTCTGAGGAAGCCGAAACGGGTGCATTTGAGGACGAATCGAAGGAGAAAGCCTTTGCCGCACGGCTCAGGAAAGAGCGGGAGAAGATAGCGCAGGAGACAGAAGAACGGCTGCGGCAGGAATACGAAGCAAAGTACCAGCAAATACAGCAGCAGCAGCGATACATTCCCCCGCCGCAAGCTCCCCCGCCCCTGCCCAGGCAGCAGCTTGAAGATTTAGCGGATCAGTTGGGAGTAACCATTGAGACGGCTAACGCCATGTATCACCAGCAATGGTTGATCAACCAGCAGAACGAAGCTATCAGGCGGCAGGAGGAATACCTTCTCCGCATGGCTGACAATGCTTCCAAGTCCGAAGCGCTGAAAGCCATTGAGCAGAGGCGCAAGGTCAACCCTAACTTGCCGGAACCGGACGAAACCAGGCTGCAGCAGATCCGGAAGGAGTATAAGAGGAAGTACGGCTATGACCTGCCCTGGGAAGAGGCGTATGAAAAGCTGATAGCGCAGGAGGCTATAAGCGGCAATCTTACCCGCACAGCACAGCAGAAGGTTATTAACGACATAACCGCAAGGGGCAGGAAAACCGTGCAGGCGGGCAAAGGCGGTAGGGCTAAGAAGCCCAGCATTGAGGATATGTCAAAGGATGATTTCGAGGCTTTGGTTGAACAAGCCAAGGCCGGGAAGTTCAAAAGAACATAAAACAAGAGGTGAATATAAATGCCAGTGATTGGTAATTTTCAGTTAGCTAATGGACAGGCTGCTTATGGCGGTGGGAAAGCCGCTAACCCGGCAGCAGCGGTTAATGTAGGATTGGGGTTCGTGCCGAGGTATGTAAAGGTGTTCAACCTTGTGGCCAACGCCGTTGTTACTACTGAGTTTATTCAGGGCGACGATAATGTTGATATGGGCGAGGGCGTGAAGATAGACGCTGCCGCTAGCCCAGCAACAGCGGCAAAATTGGCTACCAACGGTATTACGGTAGGGACTGTTACCATAGACGACCAGCAGGTTGAAGGTTTTACCATCGGGACAGGCTGCTTAACCGCTAATACCAGCTATATGTGGATTGCCTTGGGTTAACAATTAAGACTAATTTTAATAAGAGGTGAAAATAAATGCCGAACAGGTATTCAGGTGTAAACGCAGTAAGCCAGCAGGCGCAAACTTTTTACGACCGCACTCTGCTGGAGAGGTTAAAGCCGAAACTGGTGTTTTTGCAGTACGGACAGAAGAAGCCTATCCCTAAAAGGGAAGGGGCAACCGGGAACTGGAGAAGGTTTACGTCTCTTTCTCCGGCAACTACTCCTTTAGTTGAAGGCGTAACCCCGCAAGGCGACCGGCTGGTTGTCGAGTATGTTTCCGCTACGGTGCAGGGGTACGGTAACTTTGTTTACCTGACCGATCTTATCGACATGGCGGGGATTGATCCGGTAGCTACGGAGACGGTGGAGTTGATGGGTGAAAATGCTGCCGAAACTCTGGATATTGTGGTACGGGATGTTGTTGCTAGAGGGACAAACGTTTACCGGGTAAATGGCAGGACAACCCGGGCTACGGTGGCGGCCGGGGACATAATAGATGGTGCAACCATGCGCCGGGCAAGGCGTATTATGGCGAGAAACAATGCCAAACCGGTTCCCGGTGCAGGGGCGTATATCGGGATAGTCCACCCGGATGTGTCTTATGACATTATGGGCGATCCGGCATGGGTGAACGCTAACCAGTATGCGGGCAGTCAGAAAATCTTTGACGGTGAGATTGGTAAAATGCACGGGGTTCGCTACATTGAATCAACCCTTGCGCCGGTTTTTGCAGGAGAAGGTGCAAATGGTATTGATGTGTACGGGACGATTATCTTGGCGGCTAACGGGTACGGGGTTCCCGATATTGCCGGTTCCAGCAAGCCTAAGACTATTATCAAGTCTTTGGGCAGCGGCGGCACTAGCGACCCCTTAGAGCAGCGATCTTCGATCGGCTGGAAGGCTTATCTTGCCGCTGTTCGCTTAGACGAGCTTTGTATTCTCAGAGTGGAGAGCGCTGTCACGGCTTAATGCCGGGGCAGTTCTCTTTTAAAGAAGCTGACCTATATAGCTGTGCAGATGCGGGACAAAGTAAGGGGGCCTTAACCGGCCCTCTTGTTATTTTACAAATGGAGGATTGAATATTTATGGCAAACGATTACAAATGCAAGCATTGTGGTATGGAGTTTGAAAACAAGGGGGAAGAATTGGCGCATTACAGGGAGTTTAAAAACGGTTCCTGCGCCAAGGAAGCGGTAAAAGAAGGTGTGCCGGAGAGGGATCAGACTTCTATCCCCAAGCCCTTGTACGATAAAGAGGCTGAGGCGATTGACTTTACCGACCAGCAGGGGATTGAAGCGCAGGTAACGGCTATTGCCAGAAAAACAGCAGAAGAGCTTAAAACGTTCCCCAAAGAAAAGGTTATGATCCCGAAGGACAAGCTAAACCCGCAGGATTCTTACGCGGTGGTGGGCATTAACGGCTGGAACCTGCAGATTCAAAGAGGCGTACCGGTTGTGTTGCCCGTACCGGTGGTAGAACTGCTTGAAGATGGAGGGTATAACCCTACTCGTGTAAGGTAGGTGGCAGATATGGACTTAACGGAAATCCGCAACCGGGTAATGAGAGTAACCGGCCACTTAAACGTGGACGATGTGGACGCTGAGATAAACATGGTGCAGCGGCAGTATGTCCAGCCGGTAGCCAAAATACCGGGAGAGGTAACATATACGACATTGGAAGATAATGAGGAGTTAGATGTAGCGGCAGATATAGCCGAGGACGTTTACCTCTTTAATTTTATCCGGGACACAACCCTTGATAACCGGGGTTCGCCTGTTCCTTTGCTGAAGGACAGCGATACCCGCACTTACGGTGCAAGATACCATAACGGCAAGCTGGCGCTTTTGGGCATAGGCGAAGGAAGGAAGCTGCTTATTGCTTATTACAAGCGGT